CTCCCCCTCTCCCGCATTATGGCTCTACCTCAGATCCGTGACTACTTCCATGAACGTCTCGCTCACCTTAAAAGAAACTGGAAAATCTTTCAGTCTTCTGGCACCGACCCCGAAACGACTCTTGCTGTCCACAACGACTCAGATCTTGACCGACTCGAAAAAGGATTTAAATTTAACTTCCTTAACGATGAAATCAACGAACGCTACAAGTCCGAAGCATCAAACATCGAACACATCCTCCAACAGAATAATGAAAACAAAGGCTTCCCCTCTGAATTCTACATTCCCCGTGACCTCGATTCGCTCCCCGACAACAGAATCCCTCCTTCTGGCATCATCGCTCTCCCCTATGAGTACAAACGCTCTCAAGTTGTTACTGCTACTGACTCCGTCCCCGAAACTGGCTTCCATATCGAACACAGAATTGAACGCATCATCAGATCACGATATCCCCAATACCTCCAACACATCCGCAAATATGTTCGACCTCTTGGCACTACAGACGCTACCGTCGCAGACTTTTTCAAACCACAGAACCCCACAGTTCCTATTCCTGAACCTCGTCGCACTCGCATCATCAACCTCGTCATCTCATTCCTCGCAATCACTCCCTTCCTCCCGATTCACTTCGTCGATTCACTATACGATAAAACACCTCTTCACACAGGTACTGGCTATTTCAACAGACACTCCTTTAAAATGGCTGCTCACGCTCTATTTTCTGCTCCGAAAGAATACGCTTCCCGCGCTACCTCTAAAGGCTATTACATCAACGCCTTCCTCGAACTTGCTCGCACACTCATTCACAACATAAAACGTAATGGACATCCCTTTCCAACATCCAACGTATCCGTCGAACAACTACGATCCTTCTTTCTCTCACGCCCAACAATGCTCTTCACACGTAATCACATCTCCGACCGAGACGGCAATCTCAAACAACGCCCAGTGTATGCTGTAGACGATTTATTCCTCAGAATCGAATCTATGCTCACTTTCCCCGCTCACGTCCTCGCTCGCCGCATTGAATGCTGCATCATGTACGGTTTCGAAACAATCCGTGGCTCAAACCGCGAACTCGACCGCATTGCATCTGGCTTCAAGTCCTTCTTTACCATTGACTGGTCCGCTTTCGATCAACGAATGCCCCGAACTATCACC